TCATTGGGGCCGTCTCTGGCTCTGCTCCTGGATTCGCGGCACTGCGCAAGGCGCGCGCGGAGCACGAAAAGACAATACGAGATTCTGAACTAGCCGCCAGGCAAGCCACGATGAAAGAGTGGGAATCATTGACGCAATCACAACGGGCCACTCTGGAAGAGTACCGATGTCGTTTGGTGGCTGTTACGGATCGGGTCAACGAGTTGGAGCGAGAGCTCCGCGAGGCAAGAAACACGATTCAGGCGCTTGAAGATCGTTCCCAGGAGCAGGCGCAGACGATGCGAGAGCAGGAGCAGAAGATCGTCCAAATGGAACAAGAGCGCCAACAATGGGAAATAGAGCGCGTCACGCTGCGGGCGAAAATTGCTGAGTTGGAGGGGTGTCGATGACAATGACGCAGGAGCTTGTCACCCTGCTGCTCTCGGGCGGGGGCATCGGCTGGCTCTGTAGCCGGCTGCTAGAGTGGCTGGAAACTTACTGGCTGTGGTTCCAGACGTTGCGGGCAGACCTGAAACGCCTGGCGACGTTCGTGCTGGTTACCGCGTCGGCTATGACCTTCGGTGCGGCTGTGACGCTCTTCGCGGCATGGATGGGGTTTGGCGCATTGCCGGCCTCGGCACAGGAGTGGGTTGGGTTACTGATCGCTACCGCAGGCACGGCTATCACCGCCTCTCAGGTGACGCACGCGAGCCGGGAGCAAACGGCGAGAGTGAAGGCCGAGGAGGACGCGCGCTGGCGGCTGATTATGGGGCAGAGAGAATGAGCGACGGCCACGGCTGGCGTAACCGCATTGTAGGCGAGGGCGAGCAGCCCGCGTCACAATTCATCGCCAACCCGAACAACTGGCGCACACATCCGCAGTCGCAACGGGAAGCGATGCGCGGGGCGCTGAACGAGGTCGGCTGGGTGCAGCGGGTTATCGTAAACCGGCGAACTGGCTACTTGATCGACGGGCACGAGCGCGTCTGGGAAGCATTGCAGAACGGGGACGCGGCCGTGCCGTTTGTCGAGGTGGACTTGGACGAGGCGGAAGAGGCGTATGTGCTGGCGACGCTGGACCCGATAGGCGCAATGGCAGCGGCTGACGTGGCGAAACTGGACGAACTGCTGCGCGAGGTGCAAAGCGGCGAGGCGGGCGTACAGCAGATGCTGGCGCAACTGGCAGAGGACACGGGCATCACGCCGCCCGACTTTCAGCCGGTGAGCATAGATGAGCAGGGGAGGCTAGACCAGAAGGCAATGGTCAAGTGTCCAGAGTGCGGGCATGAGTTTGTCCCACGATAAGCCGGAACTGCGGATAGACTGGTGCAGTTACGAGGCGGCAAAGTATGCCGTGACGCACTGGCACTATAGCAAGCGGATGCCGAAATCGAAACTGGCGAAGATAGGCGTATGGGAAGACGGGCGATTTATTGGGGTGGCTATCTTCGGGGTGGGCGCAACCGCTGACCTAGTAAAGCGATTCGGGATTGATAAGACGCAGGGGTGCGAGTTGGTAAGGGTGGCGCTGGCAGCCCACCGGACACCAGTAACCAAGATTATTGCATTAGCAATGCGGATACTCAAGCGCGAAATGCCTGGGCTGAGGCTCGTTGTCTCTTTTGCAGACCCAGAGCATGGACACAACGGGGGCATCTATCAAGGGGGGAACTGGCTCTATTGTGGCATGTCGCAAGCGTCCGAGGAATACGTGGTCAACGGGAAGCGATGGCACGGGCGGGCTTTTCGTGCCTCAAAGCCCGCCCGCCTAACGACGCGAGAGGCGGCGCTACAGATGGACCCGGACTATCAGGTAGTAATGGGGTCATCGAAGCACCGCTATCTGTACCCGCTGGACAAGGCGATGGCGGCGCAGATAGAGCCGCTGCGCCAGCCCTACCCGAAACGTGCGGACGTAGTGCAAGCAGTAGAACAGCAGGGTCCACCTGCCGATGGCGGTGCAAATCCGACCCGTCCGCTTGAGGTGACAACGTGACCGACCGTAAGGAGCGCGTGCCAACCGAGCGCATCATTGCGGCGTTGCGAGAGTGCAATCTTGGGTGCATACGATGCCGGGCGTAAGGCGCAACCCTGCCGCGATAGCACGCGACCGGCGGCGCATTGCGGAGATGTACCTGCGCGGCGCGCTACAGTCGGATATAGCCGACGAGCTGCACATCGACCAGTCCACTGTCTCGCGTGACCTGAAGACCCTACAGGCAGAGTGGCGGGCGTCGGCGCTGATCGACATCAACGAGGCCAAGGCGCGGGAACTGGCGCGCATCGATGAACTGGAGCGCACCTATTGGGACGCCTGGCAGCGCAGCACAGAGGACGCGGAGATACAACGCACGCGGGCCACAGAGACAGCCAAGGACGGCAAGCGATACGAGGCTGGCACGGAGAAGCGGGGCCAGGTCGGTGACCCGCGATTCTTGCAGGGCGTGGGCTGGTGCATCGAGCGGCGCTGTAAGTTGCTCGGCATAGACGCGCCGACGAAGCAGGAGATATCGGGCGCTGGCGGCGGGCCGCTGATAGTTGCCATCGGCGGTATCGACCCGGACGAGGATATCTAGGTGTGGGTCGACGCGAGTTCACGTTCTACGGCGGGGCGCGTGAGTTCGCCCGCTATCACGGCGCAGAGGCGCTACTGCACGGCCCAGCAGAGACGGGCAAGACCATCTCGGCGCTGTGGAAGTTGCACCTGTGCGCGCACAAGTACCCGAACGCATCGCTGGTCATAGCGCGCAAGACGCAAGCGAGCATCTACGCGACGGTGATGCAGACGTACACGCAAAAGGTGATAGGGGCCGACGCATCGGTGGTGCCATACGGGGGCAGTAAGCCTGAATGGTTTGACTATCCCAACGGGGCACGGGTGTGGATCGCGGGCCTCGACAAAGCGGGCAAGGTGCTGTCGGCAGAGCATGACGTGGTGTACGTGAACCAGACGGAGGAACTAGACCTGGCAGACTGGGAGACGCTGACAACGCGCACGACGGGGCGCGCGGGGCATATGCCATACGCGCAGACGATTGGCGACTGCAACCCGTCTTATCCGTCTCACTGGATGTACAACCGGCCAAGCCTGCGGATGTTCTACAGCCGTCACGAAGAGAACCCGATGCTGTACGACCAGGCGACGGGCGAGATCACGATGCAGGGCCAGCGGACTATGAGCGTGCTGGATGCGTTGACGGGCGTTCGCAAACAGCGTTTGCGTTTCGGGTTGCCGGCGCAGGCCGAAGGCGCGGTGTACGACGAATGGGACCAGAGCGTGCACCTGATCTATGCGGACGCGGTGCCAAAGTGCACGCGGTTCATTGCGGCGCAGGACTGGGGATACACGAACGCCGGGGTGCTGGGCGTGTTTGCGGTTGACGGTGACGGCGGGATGTACCTGGTGTGCCAGGTGTACCAGACGGGGCGCACGATTGACTGGTGGGTAGAAACGGCCAAGGCGCTTGACGCCGAGTTCGGGCTGGAAGTGGTGACGTGCGACCCGGCAGAACCGGCATACATCGACGCCTACAGGAGAGCGGGTATCAGCGCAATCGAAGCCGACAACGCCGTACTACCAGGGATCAACGCCGTCAAGCAGCGCCTCGCTGCAAAGCGGCTATTTGTGGTGCGCGACAGCCTGCGGATGGCCGACGAATCGCTATCCGAGGCGCGCAAGCCCTACAAGGTAGAGGATGAGTTCAGCGCCTACGTGTGGGCTGACAAGGCTGGCAAAGAGCAGCCTGCTAAAGAGAACGATCACGGTATGGACATGGTTCGCTACGCCGTGGCGCATATTGACCGCAACTCCGGCCCGCTGTTCTACTGGGGGGCATAAGTGAAGCCATTCATATTCAAGGCAGAGACCCTCCAGCAGGGCGGCACAGTCAAGGCCACAATGAGCGCCTACGACTGGAAGAACGCCTGGGGCGGCGAAACAAGCGGCGCGCTGACAGAGCACAGTGCATACCAGGAAGTATCCTGGGTGCGGCGCTGTGTCGAGTTGCGCGCCAACGCGCTATCAAGCATACCCGTCAAGGTCTACAAGGGCGACACGGAGACCGAGTGGGAGTTTGCAAACGACATGCCGCTGCTGCTGTGGCTGACCGAAGCGGCGTTGCAGATATACGGCGCGGCGTACTGGGGGCGCAAGCGCAACGTATTCGGTATCGACCGAGGCTACCGCTGGCTACTGCCGCCGACGATGAAGCCGGTTATCACGGCAAGCGAAGGACTGACCGGATTCGAGCGGCGGCTATCGGGCGAGCCGATACCCGTAGCGCTGGAGGATGTAGTCTACTTCTGGTCACCGTCGATGGCGAAAGAGGTCGGTCCCGGCGATGGCTGGGTGCGCACCATCCTGACAGAAGCCGGCATCGTCTACAACATGGACGACTATGCCAGTGGGTTCTTCGAGCGGGGCGCAATCAGCGCCACGATCCTGACGGTAGACGGCGCGCCGATGCGCGCAGAGATGGACCGGCTGGAAGCGTGGTGGAAGCGCGTGCTTTCCGGCGTCAAGCAGGCGTGGGAGACGGTCGCGGTGAGCGCGGCGGTCAAGCCGCAGGTGATCGGCTACAACACGCGGGATCTGGCGATGCCGGAGTTGGCGAAGCTGGTACGCGAGCAGATTGCAACAGCGGCGGGCGTGCCACAGACGATGCTGGAAGACGCGGCGAACTACGCCACGGCCGGCGAGCACCACCAGGCGTTCTACTCGGAGACCGTGGTGCCAGAGGCGCGCATCATCGAAGCGGCGCTGAACAAGCAGGTCTTTGAGCCGCAGGGACTCAAGGTCGTCTTAGACTGGCAATCGCTCGATATCTTCCAGGAAGACGAGGCTGAGCGCAGTGAGGCGTTGGCGCGGATGACGCAGGCGGGCATACCGCTTGACCTTGCGATGGAGATGCTCGGTATGGACCTGCCGGGGCAGATGACCTACGACGATCTGCGGGCCAGGCTGGAAGAGGAGCGCGCAGAGCGCACGCCTCCACAGCTAGAGGCGGGTGACGATGCAGAGCGACCACCGACGCGGGCCGTATCGGAGGACCTGGACCGCTGGCGGCGCAAGTCGCTGTCGTCACTGAAGGCGGGCAACGTGGCTGATGTGCCGTTTGTGAGCGACGTGATACCGGACGCAACGGCGGCGGTGCTGCATGAGCGGCTGGCATACGCGATGACAGCCAAGGAGGTGCGGAAGATCTTTGCGAGCCCTTTTGAGGAGGCGGTCAAGATGGACAGGGTAGAGCCAGAGGGCGAGCCGTTGGAGCCGGAGACGGCG